GCGGAGAGGAATTACTTCCTTGGTTAGTCAACCTGTTCTAGGTTGATTAAGATCGCGTCAAGGAGACGCGACCGGCCACCAAAACCGCACAGAGTGCGGTTCGTCGTCTCCACGTAGTCCCAGTTGGGAGCTACTGAAGACTTCGTCACGTAACGTGTAGCCGAGTGACTCCTTATAGGAATCACTCCACGTTGCATATCGCCACGCAGGAAGGTGATCCATAGTCCATAAGGATTATAGATTCTTTTTCTTGCGCGCCGGGGGACGAGCACTTCATCGGTGACGGTTAACTTAGGCGGAAGCGCGACCCATCTCCTATAAATAGGAGACTGGTAACGCTTACTCCGCTTAAGCCGACCTGCCATCGAGAGAGGTACGCGTACTCCACTATCAAGGTTGTCCTGCAAAGGGACTGGTCTGAAGGACACAGTCCGAAGCAGGCCTTGAATAGTCTTACGCAATGGAATGCCCGTCTGGGCAGACCATTCGTTTAGGCGATTGAGGGCGATAAAACGGTCCTGCTGTGTGTCCAGTCTAAGGATATGTACTGGACGGACTACTCTACCTTTAAAGTAGTCACCACCACAGGACTCGCGGAACGGACCTTCGAGAAAGGTCTTATTGCAGTTGACTTCGAAACCTAAGCAGCTAAGGAGGCGTATAACATGCCCGGCAATTTCTGTCGGGACAATTATATCATCTCCAAAAACCGCGAAGTTAGGGAGTCTATTACCTTTTCGGAACCTAGGTTTAACACCTAAGGCCCTAAAGGTCGCAATAACACATGCGGTGAAGAGTAATGTCTGTAAAGGGAAAGTAAAACCATTCCCCATAGTAGACACCATCTCTAGCTCCACTAAGCTGCCATCAGGCAGACGCGAGTTAGGTGAGCGGAATAGATCAAGCCATGCGACAAAGTCGCGTGGGAAGATCTCCCGGATCATCGTCCTCGATAGTGAATCGGAAGCGGAACTAAGGTCAATCGTTGAGAAAGACCCTGTCCTGCTCCCGATACGAGCTAGCCTACGGTTAACGTCCTGCTGAGATGAAAGGTCGATTCCGACCTTAAACCTCAGACGGTCCGTTAGCCAGTCACCAAGCCCAAGCTGGTAGAACATATTCAGCGTGGGCTCCGTACAGATTGTACGGCATATGTCGTTCGTCTTAGGGACGAATGAGAGACGGTTACCTGGTACTAACAAGGGGTCCCCAAAACTATAAGAGCGTAATCTTTCAGCTCTATCGTAGCGAGGATCGTCCTTGAAGTGAAGCACATAGGCTTCATAAAGGGAACGGCGAGTCACTGACAAGGGGCTGGAGAATAACTTTGTATAAAAGTCATTACCCCAAGCACCTATACTAGCACCTGGACCGACTTTTCCGCGACTCAAAATCGAGCCGAGGGAGAGTTGAGGTACCGAGTTAGTTAGTAGAAACCGATAGATGAAGTTCCTAACCTCACCTATCTGTTCTTGCAGTAATACGTCATCCCTACCGACCACGAGCTTAAAGTCCTTACACCGTTGGTTAACGGCGAGGAACTTTTTAAGGCCGAGAGCCTCAGCATCGTCCTTTAAGAACGTCACATATTTCTTGAATATGGATGACTTAAGGGCTTCCGCTGAAAATCTCTGGTGCTCATACGCAAATGTTCGCGTAAGGTCGTCAACCAGGTCTGAAAGTACTTCATCCGAGTAACTGCTCAAGTTGAGTACTCCTTCACGATGTCACATGGATCGAAGGCTCTCAATCGATGACTGAAGCGATCGCGTCAAGGACGCAATGCTACGGTCCTCTCGACAGAGGGCACGGCCGAACAAAGAAAGAAGCAGATTGCGGGAGAGGGATAATGCTACGCCACAAGGCGACGCAACATCCGACTCAAAACAATCTTCAGGCCCGTCAAGAGCAACTACGACATGAATCGTAGAGTTCCATCGGGCACTGAGAACTGCTAATAAGCTACTGCTTGAGTATAAGAAACACTCTGAGAATTTCTTCTCAGCGCGCTCGAAATCACTCAGGCATAAGCGAACAGCATAGCGACGATCTAAGTCAAGCCGATCCTTAGTGTTAACTTCGGAAAGGGAAGAATGAAATTTCATATCTGACCTCATGGTAAGTAGACTGAAAAACGTCTACAGGGTCCGCGGAATGCGGTTTCCCTATGGAACGTCGACTGGTGACAAAGCCTTGACGAAATCAGGATACTTCGCAAGAAGATATCCGAAGGCGACAAGACCAAACCAGCAGTAACGACGACTCTTAAGTGACATTACATCACTCCAGAGACCACCGTGTCACCGATACCAGCAGACTGCTGGGCGATGACTCCGAAGTGCATCGATAGCATCGCGCGGATCTCAGCAGGAGAGGCAGTGTCGGTGCCGGCCGGGACCGCAATAGTGGTCTTGGCCTGAGCAACGACAGAAGCCTGTCCAGACAGAGGTACCGCGCCTTTCCTCGTAATGAGATGATACTCGTTACGAGGGACGCTGCGAAGGATACCCGTCACAGGATCAACAATCGAGAGCGCCTTCAAAACTTTGGGGCGAACGAAGGTTGTAGTGAACGGACTGGATACAGAAGAAACGGAAGCGCCTGTCTGTGTGCCGCCAAGAGCGGTGACAGCCACTTGCTTACCATTACTATCTGGAGCAGTATCAACCACGTGCGTATACGTAGGCGAGGTGAAACCCGTCTGCGCAGCGCCAGTGACTGGTGAAGTAATTGAAACGGTCATAATAACCTCAGACCCGAAGGTCAAAAAGAAGTAAGTTTGGAAACAACACGTTTGTTCAAACTGAGCGCGGAAGCAAGATTTACGACCTGACGCCAACCTGGGACAGAAATGTCGAAGGAGAACGAAGGAAGTGAATCAATGCGCCCGCGATTCAACGTGAACTTAGTGTGAACTGAACGACTAGACGATCCACTGCCGCGGACATACCCGGTAACGTGAGAATTCACGTCACTGTTGTAAGTCAGCGTTGTAACGTTCTCGTTCTTGATCTTGACAGTCCGCGAGGACCATCGAAGATTAGCAAGACCGAACGAATAGCAGTCGAGTACTTGACCAACATTGGAAAAGTAATCTATGGCCCAAGACCAAGGAAGTAGTTCCCAGAGGGTAGGAATGAACTCACGAGGCGAAAAGCCCCAGAGCTCAGGATCGAACCCACCAAGACTACTAAACTGAGTCACACCTACGGCTCCCGTACACGAAACCGAAACAGTTTGTTTCGATTGCGAGACGAGGCGCCAAAAGATGCTTCCAACACTATACGTGTCATTCTGAGAGGTAGTCCCGTAGGGGAAGACTTGCTCCGTTGTATAACGGACCACTTCTGTCTCCTTTCGGAACTTATTAACCTGCTCGGATAAAGCACGTGCAGCGTCTTGAGCATCTGATATTAGAGGAATCCAGTGAAACTGGGTCTCTAACCAGGTTGCCCGGACAAACTTAACTCGATCCTTCTTGTGCTTGTAACGCGTGCCTTTCTCAAGGCGCACGAGACTTTGCCCAATAACGGACCGAAGTGCGGATGCCGGGCGTAAAATGCCATGGAGAGCCTCTGTTAACTCACCAGCAAAAGTTAGACCGCGAAATTTGGTCTGGACTTGTCTGGCTTTTAACAAAAAGGCAATCGTCGCATCGTTTATAGTGCGCGAGGAATCGGCACCAGGCGGGTTAGTCGCTGAGTTAATAGGGGCAAATTGCCCTTTCAACTCATAGGTAACCTGCTTAGGCTTTCCAAAAAACGACTGGGACACAGTAATAGACCCTTCACCCGACTCGACAGAACGAGATTCACTAACAACAGAGTAAGACGAAGTGGCGTCTTGTTGGTCCTGAAGTTTCTTACGAAACGACGGAACCGACACGCCAGACTTAGTATCACTCCAGGTGTATAGTGGACCCTTCTTGTCGCTGTATACCGGATTTCCGGTAGGATCGAATGTGGTATCTGTATACTTAGCCTGGAAGCTATGGAAAGTAACTTTGGTAGCCAAAAGACCTCCGCAAATTGAGAGAGAAGCAGGATTTAGCCTGCCCGAACCTAAACGGGGAAACCCGCAAGGTACCGTAGACTGCGAAGCAGAACTACAGAGAGGGCTCGAAAGAGC